AAGGCGCCGTTGCGGAATGTGGATTGGGATTTGGTGCTGGCAGCGGTGACGAGGCCGAAGCCGAGGCTCTTGACTTCGCCCTGCGGAGCGGTGTAGAGTGATCTTGGTATCCGCTTGGTAAGGTGATCCCGGAGTCCGAGATGTTTCAGACTACCCCTAGGCCCCCGCGAGCCCCCGGTCGCGCACCGTCGGCGTCTACCATTCGACGCCACTCGGACTCCTGCCGGCCGGGGCCTCATTGGGGCGGAGGCTGACGTGTACATCCAGCTCGATGACGACTTTCCGGGCCACCCTAAGGCCATTAGGTTGAGGCATCTGGTCGGTCCGGAGGCTGAGGTGTACCCGATCCGGTTGTGGTGCTGGGCGGCCAAATATGCCCGAGACGGCGTCATCACCGACCCAACACAGGTGGAGCCGGCGGCAGGCTGGACTGGGCGGAAAGGCCGATTACTTGCCGCTTTGTCAAGTGCTGGATTCATCGAGAAAACCAGTGGAAAAGTTGTGATTCATGGGTGGATGGAGCGCACCGGGGCCGACATCCAAAGGTACGAAGCGAAGAAGGCCCGTCAGCGCGAAATCTTCCGGCATGGTGAGCGGAAGAATTCCGGAATTCTTCCGGAAGAATTCCGGAATTCTGCGACAGTATCAGTATCCGTATCTGAACGGAACGGAACTGAACTGAACGGAACGGAACCGGTCCCTTCGGGACCGACAGAATCAGGGATTGCGCCTTCGGCGCCGCGGCACGAGCCCCCCAGGGAGGGGGCCTCGGCCGCCACCCGGCCCTCCCGCCGCCCCCGGAAGCCGAAAGCCCCCAAGACCCCGGCCGCCCCCCCGGGAGGCTGGGTAGCCTGCGCCGGCGACCTCTGGGCCGCCAAGCTCGGCACCCCCAGCTATCCCCGCATCGGCCGCGCCCTCAAGCCAGCCGTGGAGCGGTTCGGCGCGGCTCGCGTCCTGACCGCCTGGGACAACTACCTTGACCGCGAGCCTTCCCAGTTCTGTTCCCCCGAACAGTTTGCCGAAAAAAAACTACGCGAGTACCTGCCCGATCCGCCGCCCTCTAAGCCTACCACTACGACTCCGTCAGCCAGCTCTGCGCGGGCCGCTCCCGTCTCATTCGTGAACCTGCTCGCGGCCCACTCACCGAAGGCCAACAATGGACAAGGCTGAGCACGTCTACCAAGCTCAGAAGTTTCTCGATCTTTACCGCCGCCACCGCGGACACTGGGAGCAAGCTTTCGCCGCTTGGGCCGACTCTAAGAGTTTCACCACGGACGACCGCGCCGGAATCTGGGCCATAGTTGACCGCACATTTTGGGTTGAGAAGGAGAATCCCTAACATGGCAAACGATCCGCACGACCCCGCCGCTGAGGCTGCACTCCTTGGCGCCTGCCTTGTAAACTCAGACGCTTTCCGCGTCTGCGCGGATCTGCCAGCTTCCGCGCTCTACGAGCCGCGCCTCCGCCGGATTTGGTCTGCGCTCCAACACGCAGCCGCCACCGGCGCCGATGCCAATGCTTCCGGCATCATCGGCTCTGGTTATCTACCGCTCGGCGAGGGCTGGGCGCCGCTCCTACAGGAACTCATAGAATCCGCCCCGATCCACGGGCCGGCCGCCGCCGCCAATTATCGCCGCCGCGTGGAAGTCGTGGCCCGCGAGCGCGAACTTCTCGCCGCGGCACAAGGCGCTATCGCCGATCTCCGTTCAGGTCTTTCGTCACCTGATACCATCCGTTCTCGCCTCGCCGCCGCGTCAGCTCCCCATACCGATTCAACCGAACAACTCCCCGCGCTGTCAGTCCCACTTCTCAAGGCGAAAGCCGCCGGCGTTGTCCCTTGGGTCTGGGATGGCTACCTCGCCAGCGGGGAAGTTACGCTTCTCGCCGGCCGCGAAAAACTCGGCAAGTCAACGCTTCTGTTCGCCCTACTTACCCAAGTCGCCCACGATGGTTTTTTTCTGGAACGCGCCTGCCACACGACCACAACCCTTTACCTCACCGAGGAAGCGCCCAGCACAGTCGTCGAGAAGTGCGACCGCTTCGACCTACGCGAGGGCGTCCACTTCGTCCCGCGTACCGAGGTCCACGGACTTTCGTTCCGTACCCTCTGTGACCAAGTCCTTGTCACCGCCTCACACCTCCGGGCCGGGCTTGTCGTATTCGACACCCTCGCCCATTGGGGCGGCCTTGGGGCCGAGGCCGAGAATCAGGCCGGCGCCGTTCAAGCCCTGTTCGCCGATCTCCACCGCCTCACCGCCGCCGGTCTCGCTGTACTCGTGGTCCACCACCTAGCCAAGAGTTCCGGCGAAATTCGCGGATCCACCGCCCTGCCTGGGTCGGCAGATACCGTGCTCAAGCTGTTTCCCACTAAGGGCTCCAGGACCGGACGATCCTTGTTCGCCAGCGGGCGCCATGGCGAGACCCCGCAGGCAATCCGCCTTGAGCTAGACGATTCCGCCTATCACCTCATCAACGGGCCGACCCCCACAGAGGAACATCCGCGTTCGTGGGCCAGCAATAGCGAAGGCTGACCGCCGCTAGAGTCCCGGATCCGCGTCGCTGGTCACGGTGTTACCGTCGAACGCCCCGCCGCAGTCGGACTGGTCGAACGCGTCGATTTCTGCCCACGCCTTCCGGCCGCAGTCGTCGCAGGTGGTCACCTCACCGCGCACCTCTGGTGCCCGCTCCCCGCAGAACCTGCAGCGGTCATCCACCTCGCTGGGCTGGTTCGCCCATTCAAAACCAGGCAGCGCTTCTACTTCGGCAATAAGTCGCGCCGCCGCCGTGTACCGGCGTTTAACGTCGTTTAGATACCACGCCTGTTCCAGGCACGCGAGCGCAAGCCCGGCCTCGCTGGCCCTGGCGATTACTGCGCCGTCCTCGTCCACGATGTCATTCCCCCTCACCACGTATTTCATCGGCATAGTTGCCTCCTGCCCGGGCTTGCCACCGGGCCTGCGGGTTACGTCGGGGCCTCGTGGCCCCGATGGCTCACCTAGTCCCCGGTGTCAGCCAGGCCCGCCGGCATCGGGGCCGGTTCGCGGGGCGGGTAGCAGGCCTCCGGGGCTCCCCATGCGGCTAACTCATACCCCGGCGTCAGCGCGCGGATGTACGCCGCTTCAAGCGCCCGGCAGTAGGCATGCGCCTCGCTCGCCTCCCATCCACGGTGTTCGCAGGACTGGTATTCGTAGCAGTGAATCGCTTTCAGGATATCCGCGAGAGACATTGGCAACGGTCCGGCCCATTCCATATGCTCGCCATACTCGAACGGGGCGGAGTCCGACGGTCCCGGCAGGGATGCATCCGACTCGCCAGGATAACGGGCCCGCACGCTGGTGACGTTCTCGCGCCACAACATCGCGCCGACGCGCGAAGCCTCCACGCCGTCCGCGCAACGCAGTTCGTGGCGCCTACTGCGGTGATACCACGTCACCCAGTCCCAGTGAACTTGGCTGTACCTGAGATAGCGGAGCCCGACATCAATCAGATACGCAATGTGTTCACGATCACACACGTAAGCCGACATAGAATCCTCCTCGCCCTTCTCGGGGCTGTTGCGCCATCTCCACCAACAGACTACACCACCAAAACATATCGTCAAACGAAATACGATCCTCTCTTTATAACTGCTTGACAGGCTTGCCACCGCAGCCTAGATTCCTGCATGGGCGCCGAGGTATCTGCAGCGCGCGGGCCATCAGGCCTCACGGCGCGCTACCGCATCGCGGCGTGGGTGCGACTGGATCCTCGCGGGCTCCCGCTCCAACTCCCCTCAGGTCTGCCGGCGCTGTATCCATCCAGGTCGGCAGCTGGCCGTAGTCGAGGCGTAATGGCAGCTACCATCTCGGTGTGGGTGCAGATCCCAGCACCAAAGGCCATTGGCGCGGCCGGAAACGGCCACGCGCTGCGTTCTGGCGGGGTGGTTGGGCAGGTGGGGCACAGGAGTGGCTTGCGTTGATCCTGGGCGATATGGTGAGGTTTGGGAGGCATATCAAAACGATATGACTTAATTTGGCAGCACCTAAGGGACACCCAAGGTACGCCGGTGCCGGGCGGAAAAAGGGCACCGTGAATAAAGTCACTGCCGATATGAGGGCAGTGTGGATTCAGGCGTTTTCGGAGGCTGGGGGTGTTCCGGCCCTTGTGCAGTGGGCCATAAAAAATCCGGACGGGTTCTACCCGCAGTTCGCCAGGCTGATCCCGCGCGACACAAACATCGCAGTCGGCACCAGCCTGGAGGAGTTGATCTCTAGATCCCGTCAGCATGATACGCCCTCGCCGTCGGCATGAGCGCCGAGGAGGACCTATCACGCTGGCGGTGCAATCCCGCCGTGATGGTCTGGGATCTGTTTGGCGCGACCCCGGACACCTGGCAGGCCGAGGCGCTGCGGGCTTACTCGTCCGCGCCCATCTCGCGTGTCTCGATGCGCGCCTGTGCTGGCCCCGGAAAATCCACGGTGCTAGCGTGGTGCATCGTGAACCACATGCTCACCCAGGCAGGGGTAGGGGATCACCCTGTGGGCGCGGCAATCTCAATCACAGCGGACAACCTGCGAGACAATCTGTGGGCAGAGCTGGCCCGGTGGCACGGCCGAAGCGAATTGCTGCGGGCGCAATTTACTCACTCGGCCGAACTGTATTTCCAGAACGAAAACAAAAAAACATGGTTCATTTCGGCGCGCTCTTTCGCGCGAAGCGCCAACGCCGAGGAACAGGGTCGGACGCTGTCGGGTTTGCACGCTCGCCGGATCCTCTACGCAATCGACGAAGCCGGCGATATCTCCCCTTCGGTCCTGAACGCGGCAGAGCAAGGGCTCTCAACGTGTGAGGTAGGAAAAATCCTCGTGGCCGGGAATCCCACGTCTATGTCTGGGCTGCTCTACCAGACGGCCGTGCACCTCAGGGACCGGTGGCACGTAATCAGGATCACCGCGGATCCGGCCGACCCCAACAGGTCGCCCAGGGTGTCCCTTGAATGGGCGCAGCAGCAGATTGATACGTACGGCCGAGACAACGCATGGGTGCAGGCGTACGTCCTCGGCGAGTTCCCCCCGGGCGGGATCAATAGCCTCCTGAGCGTGGACCAGGTCGAAGCCTCGATGAGGTCCAGGCCGGCGGACGAGGACTACCGGCACAGTCAGCGGCGCCTAGGTGTGGATGTGGCGCGGTTCGGAGATGACCGTACCGTTATTTTCCCGCGGCAGGGGCTGGTCGCATTCGAGCCGGTCACGATGCGCGATGCCAGGGGGCATGATATTGCGGCGAGGATCATGCTGGCTAAGGAGAAGTGGCAGAGCGAGGTTGAGTTTGTTGACGGATCGGGAGTAGGCGCCAGCGTGCTAGATTCGCTTCTGCAATCGGGCAATCCAGGTATTGCGGTCGCGTTTGCTGGCCGGCCGGACGATCCGCGCTACCTGAATAAGCGGTCTGAAATGTGGTTTCGTATGAAAGACTGGATTGAGCGCAGCGGGTCTTTGCCGCGCGTAGACGGCTTGGTGCGGGAACTGACGGAGCCCACCTACACATTCACGCACGGAAAGTATCATCTTGAGGAGAAAGATCAGATCAAGCGGAGGCTCGGGTACTCGCCAGACCTGGCCGATGCGCTGGCGTGTACGTTCTGTTGGTCCGAGCGTCCAGGTGGCGATGCCATTGGTCAGATGCGGGCGCAGCGCACAGGCAGGGTGTTGAGCGATTTTGACCCGCTGGCCGTGAAGATGTGATCTTCGCGCGGGAGACGCTGGCCGAGGTTTGGGACGAGGCTCTGCCGCTGATCCGCGCTCACGGCGAGGAGATTCGGTTCGTCGAGGGGCTGCTCCCGGACCCGGACCGGATCAAGCTCGAGCGCGCGGAACAGGCCGGCATCTACGTGGTGTTCGTGGTCCGGGAGCCCGAGGCCTGCGCCCTCGTGGGGTATGCCGGGTTCATGCTCGCGCCGCATCTGCACTACCGCACGAGCACCTGGGCGGTGCAGGACGTGCTCTACGTGCTCCCGCGTTACCGGCTCAGGACAGCCGCCGACTTCATGCGCTGGACAGATGCTCGCTTGACAGGCATGGGGGCTTCGGTTGTTATCAGGTCTGTGAGCGTCCATCGAGACTACTCACGGCTCCTGACGAGAATGGGCTACTCACCCGTCGGCACCCAATACTTGCGGAGGCTAAACGCATGATGACGGACGATCCCGGCACGGCGGTGATAGTAGGGACAGCGATTGCCGGGACGTCCGCTGTTTACGGTGGGGTGTCGGCGCATCAAGCGCGGCTTGCGGGGCAGGCGGCTGCGCATCAAGCCGAGAACGAGCGTCAGAAGCAAGAGCGCGAAGCTCGGCGATTGCTCGCCCGCGAGGAGGGTACGCGCGCAAGAGCCGCGAGTCTGGCCGCGTTCCGTGTGCAGCGCGCTGCGGCGGCTGGTGGTGGCGTTCGCGGCACCGGGCTGACAGGCCCGCTCGGCATCCCAGGCGGCTACGCAGGCCAGGGCAAGACCGCCTTGGGGATGTAGAGCCGTGCCCTACGGCGCAGCCGGGGCCTACCGCAACACGCAGCCGTCAGGTCCGTACATGGGCGACGGCACCGGAGACTACCGGTCCAAGCGCAAGGAACTTTTCGCGGTGCTCTCGCAGATGGAGGTTGACCGCGAGAGCTTCACTCAACACTGGCGCGACATCCAGGACCACATCAGGCCGAGGGCCGGGCGCTTCGAGATCACGGACGTAAACCGCGGCGAGAAGCGCTACAACCAGATCCTCGACAACACGGGCTCGGTCGCGTCGCGGGTGTTGTCGAGCGGGATGCACGCGGCGATGTCGAGCCCGGCCCAACCGTGGTACAGGCTGGGGACGCCGTATCCCGAACTGAACGACGACTGGGAGGTCCGGTTCTGGCTCGACACGGTAACGGATCGCATGCGCTCGGCGATGCAGCGGTCGAACCTCTATCAGTCCTTGCCGAGTCTGTACCAGGACGCAGGGGACTTCGCCACCGGCGCAATGCTGGTCGAGAAGGACCTCGAAAATGTAGCCTGGACGCGCGTATTACCAATCGGGTCGTACATGGTGGCGAACGACCCCAAGGGCAGGGTCAACACCTTTGCCCGCGAGTTCACCATGACCATCCGCCAGGTGCTGGAGGAGTTCGGCGAGCGCGACGCTGACGGGGAGATCACGAATTGGGAAAACTTCTCATTGCACGTGAAGGCGCAGTACGCCAGGAAGCATTTCGAGCACCGCATAGATGTCTGCCACGTCATCGCGCCGAATCCTGAGCACGACCCCGGGGCGATTGAAGCCAAGTACAAGCGCTTCTTGTCATGTTATTTCGAGCGCAGTGCGAATGCTGGGGATCGGACGTTGCGCGACAGCGGATACGACCTGTTCCCGGTGATTGTGGCGAGATGGCGGGTGACGGGCGAGGACAGCTACGGGACGGACTGTCCCGGGATGATGGCGCTCGGTGACATCAGGCAGTTGCAGCAGACCGAGAAGGTTGCGCTCCAGGCCCTTGAGAAGCAGGTCAATCCGCCGCTGGTGGGAGGCTCTGGGCTGCGCGGAGTGACGGTCTCCACGATCCCGGGGCATCTCACCCTTGAGGACGCAATCGAGGGACGCAAAGGGCTCCGGCCGATCTACGAGGTTATGCCGCAGACAGGGCCAGTGGAAGCTAAGCAGCAGCAGGTCCGCGAGCGCATCAACAGAGCGTACTTCGTTGACGTGTTTCAGATGCTTTTGGCGATGCAGGATCGCAAGTTGATCACGGCCCGCGAGATTGACGCGCGCGAGGGCGAGCGCCTGCTTGCGATGGGGCCGGTGTTGGAGCAGTTCAACCAGGACGTTCACGATCCGCTGATTGACCTGTACTTCGCGTACATGCTAGAGGACGGGCTGATCCCACCGCCCCCGCCAATCTTGGAGGGCGTCACGCTGCGGGTGGAATACATCTCGATCTTGGCGCAGGCGCAGAAGCTGGCGGGGCTTGGCGCGGTGGATCGGTTCGGGGCGTCGGTTGCAAACATGCTGGCCTACACGCAGAATCCTGAGATCCTGGACAACATGGACCCGGACGCGCAGGTACGGTTGTACGCCGAGATGACCGGCGTGCCGGCAAGGATCCTGCGGTCGGAGGATGCAGTGAAGGCGCTCCGTGACGCGAGGGCTCGGGCTAATCAGGCTGCGGCGATGATGCAGAACATTCAGGCGGCAGGGGCCGCGGCCAAGGATCTTGCGGCAGCCAAGACCGACGAGCCCAATGCGCTGACGGCGTTGCTAGGTCAGACCAGGGCGGGGGCTCTCACGAGAGCAGCTTAGCCCGTGTTGCAGCGGCCGATTGACACCAGCAGCGAAGATGCGGTAGCTGAAAAGGCCAGGAGAGACGAGCGCGCCTACAGGCGGCGGTCACAGGATCTGCAAGTTGTCTTGTCAACCCCCGAAGGCCGTCGTCTCGCAATGCGGCTCATGGACGAGAATTACATGTTCACGCCGGTCTGGGACACAAACGAGGCGATTCACTACAAGGCCGGGCGGCAACGGATTGCTCAGGAATTGCTTCTGGAGATATTAGGTCTTGACCCGAACATTTTCCTTACCATGATGAAAGAAGCGAAGGAGGAAAGCGTAGATGGCAAAGCCTGAGACCGCAGCGGCAACTGAGGTCACGCCCGAGGTTGCCGAGGAAGGTTCCCCAGCCACGCCCGAGTCCGCGGCGCCAGCAAAGCAAGCCCTCAAGGCTCGCAAGCCTGCGCCCGCGCCGACTCCGGCCGACAAGGAGCCCGAGGTTCCGGCTGCGCCGCCTTCTGTTGCTCTCGCTCGCAAACTCGGATACAAGCTCGCTGCGCCAGAGGGTTCGCTCCTCGACGCGAAGAGCCTTGCCCGGATTGAGGCTGAGGCGAAAGCCGCCGGTCTCACCGAGGAGGAGGCCCTTACTCGCGTTGACAGAGAACTTCTGACGCTGACCGAGTACGCCCGTGGGCAGATGGCCGGCTTTCGTTCCGAACAGGAACGATGGAAGGCCGCTGTAATGGCCGATGCGGAAGTAGGAGGGGCCAACTACAAGGAGGCCCGCTCCGATGCGGACATGTTCATACGGCGTTTCGGCACTGCCGAGCTTGACAAGGCCCTGGAGGCAACGGGGCTGCTCGATCACCCCGAGGTGGTCCGCATATTCGCCCGCGGCGGACGCGCGATGCGTTCTGACCGCATGGTGTTTGGCGGGACAGGGGAGAGTCGCGGCCCGCAGACCTTGAAGGATGCCCTTTACGGCAAGAAGTAGCCCATGCATCCGGCCACGTTGAAACTCCAGCAGGAGCTTATCCGGCACCTGAAGGGGCTTCTGACGGCCTGGACGCAATGGCTGCAAGAAAGGTACGCTCAGACGGCAACCAAATAATCGTCACCGGCTCGCAGGCGAGCCCGCGCTTCTAGCGCCCCCTCGCCATGACGCCTCCTGGATGACAGAAGGAGACAGTCATGGCGACTCTGGGTACAAACAACCCGACGCTCTTGGACTGGGCGAAACTCAAGGACCCACGCGGCGGGATCGCCAAGGTCGTTGAGATCCTCAACCAGACCGACGAGATGATCGAGGACATGGCCTTTCAAGAGGGGAACCTCGAGACTGGCCATCAGGTCAGTGTGCAGACGGCTCTGCCGACGGTGGGCTACCGCCTGCTGAACGGTGGGACGGCTCCGAGCAAGAACCGTTACGCGCAGGTCACCGAACAGTGCGCCATCATGGACGCCTGGTCGAACGTGGACGTGGATATCGCCGATCTCAACGGCGATCAGGCTGCGTACCGTGCGACTATCGCCATGGGGTTCCTGGAGGCGATGGCGCAGAAGTTCGCGGGGACGGTCATCTACGGGAACGCTGGGGTAGATCCCGAAGCGTTCACGGGGTTGGCGCCTCGCTACTCCACGCTGGGGCAGAACGTGCTCAGCGGCGGGGGTGCCGGATCTGACAATAGTTCGATCTGGCTGGTGGGTTGGGGACCGCGCACGGTCTACGGCATCTTCCCCAAGGGCAGCACCGCGGGGCTGATGCACGACGACAAAGGCAAGCAGACGATCACCGTGACCACGGGGATTGCTGGGACGCTGATGGAGGCGTACCAGGATCACTTCAAGTGGAAGCACGGCATCTGCGTGGCCGACTGGCGGTACACGGTTCGCGGCTGCAACATTGACATCTCGGCCCTGACCACGGAGGTCTCTCCGGCCAACCTGGTCAAGCTGATGATCAAGATGCGGCACAGGCTCCCGACGCTCGTCGGGATCACGCCCCGCTACTACGTGAACCGCACGGTGTACGAGTTCCTCGACATCCAGCGGTTCAACAACGCGGCAGGTGGAGGCCTCACCTACCCGATGATTGACGGGGAGGAGTCCATGCGGTTCCGCGGCATCCCGATCAGGCTCATGGACCAGCTCACGGAGACGGAGGCCACTGTCACCTAGGGGTGATGTGGAAAGGAGAAAGGCATGTACGTTGAAAATCTGACCCTGCTGTGGGACGCGACGGCCCTGACGGCCGATGCGGTCTCCACCAACACCTACGATGCTGGGGTTGCCGAAAACGGCCTCGACATCGGTGAGGTGATCGCGGCGATCATCACGGTTGACGTGGCGGCCACAGTGGCCGGCACTGAGACCTACGCTTTCGAGTTCATCCAATCGGCTTCGGCAGCGCTGACCAGCGCGGATGTGCTGGTGCGTGTGCCGTTCACCACAACCCAGGCTTCGACGCTGTTGAAGGCCGGGAAGAAGGTGGTGATCAACGTGCCGAGTGGCGCGATCTCGAAGCGGTTTCTCGGGCTCAACTTCGACGGCGCGAACACGCCGACGATCACGGTGACGGCGTCTATGGCGCCCAGCAGCTTCGCCGAGGTCATCAAGCAGTTCGCCAGCGGGTTCATCGTCAGCGGCTAACAGAAGTTCTCGCGTTCCCCGGGGAGGAATACTCCCCGGGGATCGCCTCAACAAAGGAGGAAGGCATGCGAGTGCGCGCGACCAAGGAAGGGTATTTTGGGCTCGTCTATCAGTATCCGGCCGATCCCGATGCGGAAGGCAGCGAGGCCGATGTTTTCGATATCCCGGACAAGCCTGTGCATGACTCCAAGCGGTGCCGCAGATGCCGTGAAGTGGACAGCGCGCCGAAGGCCAAGGATGGAGAGGACAAGCCAGAAGATTGCCCCAAGCGCGGCATGCCCGAAGCGTTTTCGGCAAACTGGATGGAGCAGGCCCCTGCCGGAACCAAGATGTCTTTGCGGAATCGTCGGATGGCAGCCAATGGCGGGGCTGATGCGTTCGCGCTCGCTGGCGCCCCACGAAAGCCAACGACCATCGGTCAGGACATGATTGATGGGCGGAAAGTTATCTGATGCGCGTCCGGGCCAAGATGCGGGGCTGGTACGGAGAGAGGGAGCGCAACCTCGGTGACGAGTTTGATATCCAAGACAAGCCAACAGGCAAGACGGGATTGCCGCGGGCGTTCTCCGGGCGGTGGATGGAAACGGTGAATCCGGCCGCGGCTGTACAGGCTGCTCCGGCACAATCTGCATCCATCGCCAAGCCGGTTATCAAAAAGGTCAAGAAGGGCTGATGCCGCGCGCGATCTTTCTCAAGCGTCCCGCGAATGGCGGCGGCAGCGCGACGATCTACGCGCATCGTGAGCTTGTGGATGTTCACGGTGACGCGAGGGATCCGCGGAACGTGCAGTCGGCGGACTATCCTGGCATGGCAGGGACGTTCGCCTTTGTGGATGTGGACGACGCCACGGCGGTGAGCCTCCGCGCGGTCCTCGACGAGGATGGGTCTCAGAATCGGTGGTATCGGCTCAAGGTGACCGCGGACGTACCAAACCTTGACGATCCGGCCTTGGCTAGCGTGCGGGCTACGGCCCTGCCAGCCTCGGACGTGGAACTATTCTAGTGGCCGCCCTTGTTCAGGAAACCATAGGCACCGGGGGCACGTACGCCTCGGTCTCGGCCTGGCACGCGGCGACGCAGCTCAACCTCGTGGCGCTCGACCAGGTACGCGAGGGCCAGTGCCTCAACCAGGCCCACGCGGGGAGCACGCTGACCATCTCGGGGGCAACCGTGGATGCGACGCGGTTCAGGCGGCTGACCGTGGCCTCCGGCGCGGGACATACGATGGTTCGGCCAGGGGGCGCCCGGGTCAATTTTGCAATCAACGTCTCGGAGGCGTTCTTTCAGTTCGTCGGCACCGCGCATTCCGTCGCGGCCAGCCTCGGCGTGCGGTTCCTCGCGGGCGGGACAGATGGGCTCGCGGACAAGCTGCTCGTGTACGACTGCGGGACGAGTCCGGCGGCGCACCGCGGGATCGAGGTCTTGGGTGCGAACTGCACGGTGCGGAACTGCACCGCGTTGAAGAACGTCAGCGGCGGGATCGTGCTGAACTCGACCGGAGGCGTCGTCTACAACTGTACGAGCCTCAACAACGGCCAGGAGGGAATCGCTGTCTCGGCTTCCGGCGCGGCAGCGGTTCGCAACTGCATCGCGGGCGGCAATTTTCTGAGCGACTTCTCGGGCCTCTCGTTCGTGACGACCAAGTCTCACCTGATCTCGGCGGACACCTCGGCGGCCGGGCAGCCCAACTCCTCCGGCAGCGTGAGCATGGCGGCGACCCTCACGAGCCCAACCTCGGGCTCTGAGAACATTCACCTGATCCCAGGGTCCGCTGCGCTCAACGCTGGCGTTGACCTGAGCGGGACAGGGTTCGCGGTAGATGGCGAGGGCCAGGCCAGACCCCAGGGAGCAGCCTGGGACATCGGGGCAGACGAGGACTATCCAGACTCGATTGACCCAGATACCGAAGTCTTGGTAGGCCCCGCCTACGATGTCATCCTCGGACTGAACGGGCAAAGAGGGGACGCCCTGGATGTCCTCGAAATCCTGCCAACTGCCGACCCCACCGGGGCTGTCTCGATCAGGGATGGCAGCGGCAGTCTTGTCACGGTGTTTTCGGGCGGGGTTGGGGCGCTGACAAAGCTGAAACCGATCAGCGCGCGACTCGGGGCGAGAAGCGCGAGCGGCGCGTGGAAGGCAACTCTTGGGGCTGGTGTCTCGATCAAGGCTGTCGGCAGGTTCAACGGATCGGTATAGGAGGGGCTCATGGCTACGCTCGGCGCGGAACTTCCCCTGACAGACTATGAGACCGTGGCTGCGTCGCAGACAGACCAGGTACTCGGCCCGAACGGACACAGTGGCGACAGGATTGCGCGACTGCACATCGTCCCGGCGACCACATCGCCGGGGGCCGTGTCAATCAAGGACGGAAGCGGATCCGCCATCACCGTTTTTACTGGTGGCGCTGCGTCGGTAGCGGATCTCACCCCCATCACGGTTGACTTCGGCCCGGACGGGATAAGGGCTTCTCACTCGGCTAACACAGGCTGGAAAGTCACGACTGGCGCGAACGTCAGTCTGATTGCGACCGGCAGTTACACGTAGCGGGAGGGCAATATGGCAGTCTCGAAGTCCTTTACGGGCACAGGAGTCGGTCCTGAAATCCTCATCAAGGACGGCAATTCGTTCACCTATGTGGTGAGCGGGACATTCGTTGCGACGTGGGTGCTCGAAAAGACCGGTAACGGCGGTCTGACCTATACGCAGATTGCTACCGGCACAGGCACTGTTGACACAACTCACCGGCTTGAGACTGGCGAGAAGAGCGCGGCATTCAGGTTTAGGTGCTCGGCTTACACGAGCGGAACCATGGTTACTTCGATCACAGACGCCGAGGATGTGGTTCAGTCGTTCAAGGACTCCAACGGGGTTGAACGGCTGGCGGTCACAGACGACGGGATCAACGTCACCGGAACGTTGGATGCCACTGGGGCAGCCACGGTAGGTGGGGCTCTCGCTGTTACTGGCGCGGTCACACTGACGGTCCCGCTGACGGTGCCCAATGGTGGATCCGGGGCTGCGAGCCTCACGGGGCTCGTGAAGGGTAATGGGGCGGCAGCGATGTCTGCCGTTGCGGCGCCTGCGGGGGCTGTGGTCGGAACAACGGATGCGCAAACCCTCAGTAGCAAGACACTCACGGCTCCAACGATTGCCGATTTCACGAATGCCGCACATGGACATGCCAGTGCCGCAGGTGGAGGCACGCTCGATGCGGCGGCTGTCGCCTCGGGACTGATGGCCGCGGCCAGGCTTGGGACCGGATCCCCGAGCGCCACGACCGTGCTCCACGGCGACCAGACTTACAAGAACATCACGCCCTCGATGCAGGTGTTCGCATCCGGGAGCGGAACCTACACGACTCCGGCGGGTGTGACAGCGATTCTGGCTATCGTAGTGGGCGGCGGGGGATCAGGCGGCGGCACCTCGTTCACCGCGGCACAGGCTGCTGGCGCCGGAGGCGGCGGAGGCGGATCAGGGGCCATGAAGCTCATCGTGTCGCCCGCCGCAAGCTACTCGTACGCCGTTGGTGCCGGAGGGGCGGCGCCGGCCGCAGGGGCCAACGACGGGAATGTCGGCGTAGACACCACGTTCAGTACGCTCACTGGCAAGGGCGGAGGCGGGGGCCTTGGGTCTGCATCCAGTGCCGTTGCCGCGGCGGTGCTCGGAGGTTCCGCCGGACTCACAGGCACGGGCGGCGACGTTAACGTGGCCGGGAGTCCCGGCGAGCCAGGCTTCACGCTCTCTGCGACGGTGGCCGTGGGCGGCTGCGGCGGGCATTCAGGATTCGGCTACGGTTCAGGCGGCGGCAATCGCACTGCGGAAACGAACGGACAGGTAGGTCAGGGTCATGGGGGCGGGGGTGGCGGTGCAGTCTCGCTAGGGGCGACGAACAAAGCTGGCGCCGTAGGCAAGGACGGGGTCATCTACGTGCTTGAATTCCGAGGCTAGGAGGGCCAAATGAAGTGCTGGATAAAAGCGGCGGACGGATACTATGACCTCTACTGGACCACAACGAGCGGTCCGGCGACGAATATCCTCGTCGATCCTGGGCCTCCGGTGGTGGTTGCCGCGAGCGTGACGAATCCAGAGCCTCGTCCTGAATCGTAACGAGAAAGGAGGGGCCATGGCTCGCAAGCGCAAGAAGAAGAAAGTGAGATACTAGTTGTGATACGGAAGGTCAAAAGCGGCTACAGGGTGATTTCGCACACGAGCCGTCGCAATCTTGGGACCTTCAAAACGCGTGCGGCAGCCGTGAAGCGGCTGCGTCAGGTCTATTTCTTCAAGAAGCACAAGGGATAGAGAGGTGACCAGATGGCAACCGAGACAGACGTTGCGAATATGGCTCTGTCTCACCTCGGAGTTGGGATTGAGATACAGGATCTAGAATCCGAATCCAGCCAGCAGGCGCAGGTGTGCAGGCGGTTTTTTGGCATCGCCCGCGACAAGGCCCTGGCTGATTGCCCCTGGCCGTTTGCCAAGGCGTTTGCGACTCTCGGGTTGGTGGCAGAGGACCCTATCGAGGAATGGTCCTTTTCGTATCGCATCCCTGCCGATTCCCTTGTGATCCGACGTCTTAGAAGCGGGCAGCGCCGTGACTCCGAGTCTACATCGGTCCCTTTTGCCACCGGGCAGGATGGGAGCGGCGCCCTTCTTTTCACGGACCAGACTCCTTGCGACATCGAGTACACGAAGCGGATTGAGGATTCTCAGCGGTGGGACGTTGATTTTTCGACCGCGCTTTCCTATCTGCTCGCGTCCTACATCGCTCCGCGCATAGCTGCCGGTGACAACACAGGGCTGACCCGGCGGTGTTACGAGCTATACGTGGCGGAGACAAATCGTGCGATG